TGAGCATTTTTATAAGGTTTTGTATTAATATTCCATACACTTCTTTTTCTTCTTGTTGGTTCTTTAATAACATCAACATCAAAATAATAGTTTTGATTCTTACTTAATAGGAACAAATATTCATGTGATTTAGTACATCTATCTCTCACACTTTCAGGCATTGGATTACCTTTACTCCATATAATATCTTGTCTTAAATACCATCCATCTGCTCTTAATGCAAATGCTAACATCCAAGGAATACCAATTAAATCTTTCTCTTTTAATCCTTCTAATTTATTACCTCTTCTAGCACAATTATTGGGTAAATCTTGTTTAGTATTTGATACTGATTGTTTATTTAATGCTTGACCTTTTCCAGGTCTATAGTTATAGTAACTATCACCCATATTTAACCATAATGTTCCATCTTCTGTTAGATTATTTCTTACCTCTCGGAATACTTCTACTAATTTTTGAATATACTCTTCTGGAGATTCTTCTTGTCCTATCTGATAATCCTCCCCTCCATAATCTCTTAAACCATAGTAAGGTGGAGATGTGATGCAACACCTTGCTTTTTCATCAAATTCTTTAAGTGTTTGGAGACAATCTCCAAATAAAATAGTATCCCTCATAATTTTGTAATGTCAACAGGAAGTGAAGATAATCTATCAAGTGCAATATTATAATATTCACGATCTCTTTCAATACCAATAAACTTTCTATTAGTATTATTACAGGCAACACCAGTAGTTCCTGATCCCATACATGGGTCAAGAATAGTATCACCTTCATTTGAATATGTTCTAATTAAATATTCAAATAGTGCGATAGGTTTCTGTGTTGGGTGTAATTTACCTTCACCTTCTGCGGTCTTAAAATATAACACACTACGAGGGTATCTCTTCCCTTCAGTATCTTTAACGTGTACTGCTTTAGTTTGTTTACCGTATGCTTCAGTATCTCTAACTGCTTTACCTTTATCATAAGGTACACCAGTTGTAAATTGTGGATTATATGTAGTTTGTTTCTTATAAAATACCACAATATCTTCATGTGCTTTTAATGGTTGTTTCTTTGCATTTAAATATCCACTTGCTTTTGATTTCTCCCATATTAATGTATATTTAAAATCATTATAGTTAGATGATATTAATTTACTGGTAAATGGTTGTGCAGCAGTTGATATAATAGCAGAATTTGGTTTGCATATTCTATCTACGTGTTTCCAGAATGTAGGATAATCTATAATAGTATCCCACTCATTTCTCTTATTAAGTGTACCATAAGGAAAATCTGTCAATATTAAATTAATACTTTCATCTTCAATCTTATCGAAGAGATGAAACATATCATCATTATATAAATTCATCAATTATGTAACCATTGTATGAAACTATTATACACCTTATTGTCAAGATTGAAATCTTCTCTATACTTTTCTTTATAAATTGGTCGTGAAGATGATCTCTTTCTTTGAGGATTAACAAAGAAGATCTTTACATCTTTACCTGTAATCTTCTTGAAAAATGCTGGATAATATGCAAAAGGTGCATCACCACAAGCATTTTGACCTGCAAATATAGCATATTCTACATTATCAGGAACATCAGGAGATTGATCCAATTCTATGAAATCAAGGATAGCACGTTTAAGATAACAAGCATCAAGATATGTTTTTGATTCTATTGCTTTAGTCATCTTACCATTTTTATATACATGCCAATCAACTTGTAGATTCTTTAAACTATATCCATCAACTTCTTCTGTTTTAACGTAATCATTCTTCTTTGCATCTAACTCTAATCTATCACAAGTTCTCTTAATTAGATTCTCATACACGAGGCCTGAAGCATTTCTAGCATTTCCACCACCACCTTGATGATGGATCTCTGGAAGTGCATCAACTTCTTTATTATATTGTTCAACAATAGTTGTCATCATAAAATCATCATGTACTATAAGGACAGTTTAGACGTACCAGTTAGTGTGTATCATCATACTGTGAATAATGTTGACAATTCTTTGTTTCTCTTTTTTTCACGAACTTTAATTGATGCCAATTTGTTTCATAACATAATAATAATGTATGAATATATTTGTGAGGATCATTCTTTGCATAATCACAATTAGGTTTAGGTCTAACACCAGTTTCTATTGTAATATATCTTGATTGTTCAATACCTTTTAGATTATATGATATTTCTTCATCACACTTAAAATAAACCCAACCTTCATCTTTACCATACTCCCCTCGATCCCAAACGACATAATCGTTGACTTCTGGTTCGTAATTAGGCATCTGGCACTGCTCTTAATCTATTAGGGTTTACGTTACCAGTTTCAACATACCAATTTAATTTCTCATCACATTGTTCTTTAGTTAATTGAGTTGTAGAATTATCAACTAGAGTCCAACCTTCTGTGGTTAGTTCCTCTATTCTATACAGTTTTGCCATTGTAAATTGAATAGTTATTTTATATATTATAAAGAAAAATACCGAGAATGTCAAACGACAAACTCGGCAATGTAATAGTCAACAGTGATTTCTAATTTTGCTGCTTCTCTTTCACATTCAGCAATAAATTCTTCAATCATTTCATCAGTCTTGTTGATGAAGTGTTGTTCACTTGGCATTTGAATCCTCCTTACAAGTACAAGCTTTTGAAATGTTGCGAAGTTTTAGATAAATGTTTGTCCAAAACTCCGTACCCTCTTCAGATAGTTCAATGTTACTATTCTCAAGGGATACTTCAGATAATGCTGTTAATTCTTCTTTAGTTAAATCAACTAGCATAATTTACCTCCTAATTCATAATAAGATTAGTGGGAGAAACATTACGGGTAAGTAATTTTAATTAATCGTCATGTCTCTGCTTCTATTAGACTTACAGGACGTAATTTCTCTGCTGAACAGAGACAACCATAGATCCTTGCATTTGTCAGAGTAGTTAGAAACCTAGTGATCCCTTGACTGTCTTACACTATAAGGACACTTTACTCGCTTCAGTTTATATTATTTAATATTAAAATCTCATGTGATTCTTTTTTGCTATGTTCAACACCTCTTTCTTTCTTATATTTACCCACTCTCTTTTCTCCTGCCTGATATGAATAATGCCACTCAGGATATAATAAAGTAAAGTCTTTATAATATTCACGAATAGTCTCACAATTATTATATGATAGTATAAAACTTCCCTTATGATTATGTAATAAATCTCTCAACAATTCATGGTTAAATCCACTATGATGAACATCAATATTACAATTAGGGTACATACCTTTTAACATTTTATTATCTTTATCCTTTTCCAAATAATATGGTGGATCAAGATATATTAAATCATCAGGATAGTTAGGTATAACTTCTTCAAAAGATCCCTTGTGAATATGTAAATTAGGATTACGATATTCTCTAATATAATGAACCATCTTATCCCATTTTGTCTGACTTTGATATATCTTACTCATCCACCCTAAGTACATCGGACCGTACGAAAGATTGTGGTTAAAGTAATAATAAGCAGCAGCAGTTATATCATCTAACTGAATTGATTCACGTTTATAATAATCAGTACTCCAATCTTTGAGCATATCTTGTGTATAATCCCATTGCAATAATATCTCTTTAATCTCTACATATTTCTCCTTAGTAGGAGATAACTCCTGAAGTTTATCTGCTAGTTCATTAGGTGAATGTAACAGTACACTCCAGAAGTTAACTAACGCATCAAATATATCATATCCATAAACAGGAATACCCAACTCAGATGCCCACCTTGACTCTAAACTTCCACCTCCAATAAAAGGAGATATTATTTTAGAAGGATAAGGTAATCTGGGTATGTATTCACTGATTATCTTATATGCTTTTGATTTACCACCAGCATATCGAATAGGTGTTTTCATTTCTTAATTATAATCCCCCTTAACTAAGAAGTCAAACAGGTATGATCTCATAGTTTAAATTCTCCTTTAAAAAATCATACAATCCAGAAGTACGAACTCCATGATTCATTGAACCACAATGATCTTTACCTCCTCTAATTTCAAGATAAAATATCTCTCTATTATCAGCACGAACAACAATTTTTGCACTATCAGTTACATGAATTTTATAATCAGAATTTACATATAAATCAACAACATCTTTCATATCATATAAAATAGCATCTTGATCTATATCTTTCAAAACTGCTAACTTATTAGCATCATAATTATCACTAAACACTTTTTCAATTACCATTCTAAAGTTATTTTTATTACGCAACCACTCAGCAGCATCATTAGCAGTATTTCTAAATTTATCCAACAAATCCTCATCTATATAATCATTATTCTCAAACTTAAATTTTCTATGCTCTGCACCTGCTAATTGAAACTTATAAATTGGATTATTGATACCATACACTTCAATACATTTTTTAAGTTCATTTTTCCCAGAT